TATTTTAACTTCATCACGTTTCATGTCTATAGTTAATTTATCAGAATGTTGTTGTGAGTTTAAAAAATCTTGATAAAAAATTCCATCCATGTTGGATAGAAAACTAATCGTTTGTTCTAATTTATTCATCATCTTCCTCCAGATATTCTATTATCCATATAATTAAACTACCCATTGGTTTCCTCCTCCTCATTAAATATGCTCTGATAATCCTCCTCTACATCTCCTAATTTTTTGTTCATTGTTTTGCCTATAAGCTCTAATATTGATTGAGCAAATTCAGCTCTACCTTGACGATAAAGTTTTTGGTCATCATAATCATCTACATAACCAAAATTCCATGACTCATGTGAACATAAATCTCTTATTCGTTTTAACTTATCTAATTCAATCATTGGTTTCCTCCTCTTCTGGAACATGGTCATATTGCTCATGCTCCAAATCTTCATATGCTTGTATTTGTGCGTCTTTAAAACTCATACCAAGTTCAAGGTATTTTTCGCATTGTTGCTCTAAGAATTGAGCATTTTCAATTGTACTCATATTACTTTCCCTCCTCTTTTTGTTTTAATTTTTGTTCACAGATAAGCATTAATTCATGAATAAGGACATCTGGAATATCTGTATTGTCTATATAAACTTTATCAACAAGGTCAGAAACACCTCGTTGGTCAATCGGCATTACTGATATGTTTAATGATATTGTAAAATCTCTCATTATTTATTTTCCTCCCTGAAAGCAACGTATCCTCGTTTGCTTCCATCTATATTAAATGTGTTCTTAGTTAGCTTGTATTGAATAACTTTAGTGAGACCTAAGTCTTGTGCTATTTGTTTACAGCTTTTTAAACTAGAGTAGCTAAGAGAGTCTAATGTTAAATCTCCATTTGCTATTGTAGTTGTCTTAGTGTCTACGTTATAGCTAACACTTAAATTATCTGTGTCTTGGTCTTTGTATTTATCAATCATAAATACCTCCTTTGTGTAAGCAGTTTTAAAACGATACTTAGGTTTTATGTATTACATACCTTAACATAAGTTAAAGTATACTGTCAATTCTTTTTTTAATTACTATCTGGTTAACAATCGTTTCAGCTTGTAAAAACAAATTATTGTCAAGAAAATAATCAATCATGCCTAAATCATTTATAGAAACATCTTCTATAGTTACATTCTCACTATTAAGATATTTTTTAAATGACTTTTTCATATCTAATTTATCCACATTGTGCCTCCTTTGTTTTTATTGAATTATCATTCTTATTTAAATAATTAAGTAGACCTTGTATAGTGTCTGGATTGTCTTGTAAAAGTCCTAATGCTCGATTACATTCGGCACACAAAACACCTCTAACTTGACCAGTTTTGTGGTTATGGTCAATGTTATGATTCATAGTAATTTTTATGCCATCTTTTCTTGTATAACTATGACCATGTTTTTTACCACAAGCCATACAAGGTTTTTCCATAAGCTCGAAATAGTGTTCTTTTGTAATACCATACTTATTACATTGAACACGAATTCGAAATTTGTCATTAAGTACCTTTCTATTTCTTGCTACATATTCTCTTCGTTTCTTGTTATATTCTGGATTACCAGTACAATGTTTAGCTACATAAATTTTTTGTTTTTGAGATACAGCTTCTTTTATTTCTTCTATGGTTTTATATTTTCCACCCAATTTTGTCCCAGCATAAACAAAAAGATGTTGATTCTTAGCACTATATTTTTTACATCTTTTTCTATGTGCTTCTTTTAAAAGTGCTTTTTCTTCGGGTGTCTTTTTTGCATTACGTTTTTTTCTTTGGTCGGACTTAATTTTAAGCACTTCTTTTTTACTTAAACCTTTTAGACATTCTCTCATAAGATACCTCCATATCTTTATTTTCATTATAAAACATTAGAACTAACTTGTCAAATTTATTTTAACATCTTATTTTAATATCTACATTATAGACCTAAGATGTCAATATCGATACAATAGGTCAATATTGATATCATAGACCTATGATGTCCATAATTAATTATTTTGAACTATTTCATAACCAAGTTCTTTAATTAATTTAATAGCTCTATCGGTTAATGTTTTTTTACCTGATAGTTGAGCAAATCTTTTTGCTTTATCACAAACAGGATAATTTAAATCTATCCCATAAACATTTTTAACTTTAATAAATATAATATTCATTTATTCCACCTCCAAATTATTATCTTTTAAATCATATTTTATATAAACTGAGCTATCGTCCATTATTGGATTTTGCAAAACTTTTTCAAATATATTTCCTGCAATATATTTATCTTCATCATAAAACGGACAAAAATTAACAAAAGTTCCTTCAATATCAAACAACATCAAGGATACATTTTTAAAATTATTTTCGTCTTTAACACCGAATACAAAACCTTTAAATTGGCTTAATACTCTATTACTAAAGTCGTACCAATTTTCATTTGGAAACCTCGCAAAGTCGATTACTATTTCTGAATCTGGTGGATTAGGATATTGACCTGTTCCAACTTCTTCAAAAGTAGCAATAAAAGTAAATTTATTATATAAAAATTTATTCATCTTATTCTCCTATTCTGGATTTTTGTTGAGATATCCAGAAACTCATATAATTATTTAGAACTTATTTTTTCAATTCGTTCTTCATCTTCCCTTAGGTCGTTAACTATATGTTTTGCAATCTCCATAAAATTAACATCATTTAGAGCTTGTATAGAAACATCTCTAAAAAATCCAAAACCTATTATTTTCTCATATGTTAAAGTTTCAAAATACTCATGTAGCCTTGTAGACACTTTGTAATAATCTACGTTATCAAAACCTCCTTTTTTTATAATTGATGAAAATATATTAGCGTGTACTAGGGAATTAATTTCATGGTATAGATTTTCATCGTTATCTATCCATAATTTTAAATTCCAAGTCTCCCAATTAGTCCATCCGTTGTACTCTATATTTTTATTCATCTTATTCTCCTTTTAGGTTTTAACGTATCCTAAGACAGAAATAACTTACTAGCACTTGTTGCCTGTATTTCTGTTTCGTTGTTTCCAACTCTTCAGTTAAGACTTTATATTAATTCAGACAATCTTATTTTCTCTAATGATAATAATATTGTTACTGTCCTCCCTTTTGTTTTTTTGAAACCTGCAAACCTCCATTTATTTTTACCTTTTAAATCAACTATTACATATCGAGATTCATGTATTTCTTTATCTTCGATTATTTCAAAATATGCTATAGCTATTTTACTAAAGTTATCAAAATCTCCATATCTATTGTTTTTAATTAATTGTTTATACATAATTACTCTCCTATTAACTGGTTTTTGTTGGGATACCAGTAAACCCATATAAATTTAGTAGACTTCCATACTAAATTCTTTTACAATATCTTCATTGATATCGTCATAATAAAATTCTAATTCCTCCATACTAGTTTGTTTATACTTTTCGGCTTCATCTTCGGCAATTAAAATTATATCTTCCTTTGAAATGTTACCATCGTAGACCCATTCGCTCTTGGCAATTTCTATTGCCTCCCTTATTAATTCTCTGAGATATGCTTTTTCTTTAGTAGTATTAATCTTAAAATCCCAGTGAACTCTAGTATGTTGTGTTTCCTTAGTAATATGGTTGTTACTCATCTTTTATTCTCCTTTAGGCTTTAACTTTATAAAGTGATTATCCTAAGACCCTGAACAATTTCAGGGTTTCTGTTTTTAACTTCATCAGTTAGGATGAACAGTTTTGACACTTGTTAAGGTGTGTTCCTATCTTCTACTTTCTACTACTCCGAGCCTGCTTATATCTCGTTTTGGACTTGTCTATCAGTTCCAACACTTTTGACCTTTTCTAGGTCTACTGCTACTAAGCAGGGTTCATGTCGCCTTCAATGGCTTTTAGAGTTTGCTTCCTCAGTGCTCAATGTTTAAGTCTAACAATCTCTAACCCTTCCATATTCTCATATTTCTAAATCTATGTCAAGGATTTATTTTAATAAACTTTAAAATAGTTTTAAAGCTCTTAATATAAACAATGATATAAAGTATCTAATAACTATTATTCAAGTCTTATATGAGCCTTAAAAGGATTGTATGAATGTATATATGTATCTATCTAAAATAGAAATCCCGATACTAATAATCTAGATATCAATATCCTTTATCTATCTATAGAGAGAGACAAGACCACAAGAGTTTTATAATACTATTTACACTATAATCTATCTATGTATACCTATGCATAGGTTAAGTAACTGCTACCCTTTACAGTGGTTTATATCGTTCCGTATACCCACACATGCATTCTCTAGGGTAGGCAGACAGAAAGCAAAAAAAATGTCCTTATTCGCTACCCCGTACCCCCAAACGTGGAATTCCTGTTAGTATATATGGATTACTTCCCACAGTGGAGGGGAAAATCGACTTATTAACAGTTATTAATTGACTTTAGGACTGTAGGTTTGTAGAATATAAAGATGGGAAAAATACTTACAGAGCTACAAAAAGAGTTCGTTAAGCACTTTAGTCAAACTGGTAATGCAACTCAGTCAGCAGTTAAGGCAGGGTACTCAAAAAAGTCAGCAGAACAGCAAGGATATGAGTTAAAAAACAAACTATCCTTAGAGATAGAAAACGAGACCAGACGACTGATGGGGTCTTGTGTGCCGATGGCAGTTGATAAGCTAAAAAAATTGGTGGAGGATGAAAGAATTAGTCCTTCGGTTAGACTTGGTGCTATAAATTCAATCTTGGACAGAACTGGTTATCAAACTACTCACAAAGTTGAAGATGTTACTGGTAAAAAATCTGACGAGGAATTAGAATCAGAGTTAAAACATTTATTATCAGCTATTTCTGTAGACAAAATGGATGTTAACTAAGGTTAACTATGCAACCAGATGCATTAAGAAAGAGTTTTGAAGTCTTACATCAAAGAGTAAGTGCTATTATCTATTATATAAATGATAACTGCAAACAAGATGCACAACTTATGGCTATAGTTAGGAACGTAATAGAACCATTAGATGAT